TCAGCAATGGCGTACCTGCGGCAGTGCCACCAGCATAACCAACACCAGGTCCAGTGCCATACTTGTAGCCATAACGTCCTTTACCAGGGAATTTAAAGCCCTTGGATCCCTGTTTACCAGCGGCTTCCTTCAGACTGGCTGCATCATTGGCCAGTTCTCCCAAGTCATACTGGTCAGGATCTTCATCAAAGTAAGTGAAGTCTGGAATGTCAATGGTTTTGCCAGTTTGATTGTCATAAATCAGCAATGGCGTACCTGCGGCAGTGCCACCAGCATAACCAACACCAGGTCCAGTGCCATACTTGTAGCCATAACGTCCTTTACCAGGGAATTTAAAGCCCTTGGATCCCTGTTTACCAGCGGCTTCATCCACTTCATGTTCACCAGGACCACCAATGGCATAATGATCGTCGCAATCAGCACAGATCACATCACCACGCTCAGTGGTTTTGCCACGGCCCTCAATGCTGTTGCCGCAACTGCTGCACTTTTTCCCTGAGTCCATTGCTGCGTGAGAACCACCAGCCATGCCCATGCTTTCCGAAGTAATTTTGTTAAATGCTGCTAGAATAGTATTCATGTCCATGATCGTGATCCTTATCTTTTGTAACTCTTTACATCTGGCAGTTTAGTTTTAACACTGCCCATTGCGCTTTTCTTTCCCTGCGGCAGATCATTGGTTGTGGTCGCAGCTTTGGCGCCACCAGCAACTTTTACCTGACCAGCACCGCTAAGTGAATTCTTTACCAGCTTGCTGTTGTAGTCGTCGCCATACACACTGGCAACCTTGCCCTGATCATAATCTTTCATCAGCAGCGGAGTCTTATCAGTATTGGCGGCCACAGCAGCGTGCTCGGCTGCCATGTCATTAGCATACAACAGATTCTGTACTGCTACATTGACTTTGTCCACACGGCCCTGGGTCAGTGCCACACGCACCTGATCAGCTGACGCAGGATAGTCACAGGCCACATCCAGTGAATAAATTTCTGGATTCTCTGCACTGGGAAACAGTGGATGATTGCGCTGAATGGGATGACTTTTAAGGTCAGTGACTGATGTTGCCTGGTAACCAGCCAATGCTTGCTTCACAGTTTTTTCAATACCAGCTTCGGGCTTGCCAGCGAAAGTGATTCTGAAGCCGTAGAGCTTAGCACTTTCTGCCAGATAATGTTTAAAGTTTTTCATAGTCAGTTGAGACCTCTTTGTGATTATTTATCCGTTGGTGATGATTTCTTGCCCAGGATCTCCGCCAACAACGCATTTCTATCCAGCACAGTAGCAGTACCAGGTGTGGTGGGCATGGCATTGTTGAGATTATCAGCTTTGATATCCAGACCGCGTTTCTTCAGCTGTAGCTCGATCATTCTGAGTTTTTTATTTATTTTAGCAGTCTTGGCTGACAGCGCATGGCCCATTAGTGTGCTGGCCGCACCGAAGATTTCTGCTGCCATGCGCATTTCTACATTCATGCCCAGGTCCATCAACTGCTGGTACCCTTCAATGGCCATCTTGGCGATCTCATCCATCTCACGTTCAGTGGATTCCAAACCCAGCACCATGGGCAAGGCTGAATCAATCTTGTCCAGATTTTCCACAGTGTTTTCTATCAGCTCCAGTGCGGTGGGTTCTGGTTCAGTGGTTTCAGCCACCTGATGTTTATGCGGGTCCAGATTAAATACTGATTCTAATTGGGTGTTCATCGGGTGCCTCCCATGGCGAATATGTCCTGCTCTGTGAGCACACGAAACACGATTCCCTGTTTCTCACAATAGGCACGAGCACTGAGCCATTTAGCCTGATTACGCGCACTGACCAATATATCTCTGCGACCCCGGGTCTTGCTGCCACCAGTTTCTTTGTAGGGTTTGATTTCAATGATTTCAGCGTGTGTTACACCAGCGCGATCTATGTACTGAATGAAGAAATCTGGTATGTACTGATGCATCTTGCCAGTCAATGGGCATCTGTAGGGCACTGATATGCTTTCACTGGCCCACTTGATCACACTGGCGTGCTGATCACAGAAGTTCATAAACACCAGCTCCCAGCTGCTGCGAAACATTGGATTTCGTTTTCCAATATATTTATCTGGGTTTTTCGGAATAAATTTGCCCTGTGCAAACTTGCTCATATTAGGCTCTGATTTCTCTGCGTATATAATCTGGTGTACTGAGATCCAGTGCAATACCAATACGCGCATTGGCCACACGATTCTGATTCATATAGGCTGCCAGATAAGCGTCCTGATTGTAGTCTGAGCCCTGAGCACGCAATAGATCCACAAATGCACCCACTGTGAGGTTGAGATTCTGTGCTATCATTACATAAGCTGCAATGTATTCAGGCCACAGTGCTGGATCGCTGACTTTGGTTTGAATCAGGTTCTTTAACACATCATATTGTGTGGCTTCAATACTGGTGTCTATTGGTCCCAGCTGACCCTGTGAATTAAATATTTGTGCCATAGCACTGGTATTTATGTCTTATTTTTGTGGCAGAGTCAAAGCATTAGTGATTCGGTTACTGAGATCAGCGCCTGCATGGGGAACCACAATATCCTTGCTGCCAGTCTGAATATTCCGTTGAGTGGCAGTCATTGCGGTATTGAGTATGCCCTTGCCTTCCTGCGCCAAACTATTAACCAAGCCAGTAACCCCGCCCGAGCTTTTCCATGTGGCCACAGTTTTCCCAACTGTTAGCACATTCTGTAACAGTGTGCCAGTTTTTAAAGAATTAACCGTATCCAATAACCCACCCTGGCCCAGCACACTGGCGTGTGGTGATCCCAGTGGACTTTTGGTTTTATCGTAATATGTGTTGGTGACCCCTGCCCAGCTAGCCACTTCAGTACTGGCACTATCCAGCGTCCCCTGAGCATACAATACAGTTTCATAATCCACAGTCATGTTATTCACAGCACTGTCACTGGAACTATACTCCAGTTGATCATGCTCGAAACTAGTAATCACTGGATTTATCAAGGTGTATTCGGCATATGTTGGATAAGTTGCGCCATCTGATGGTCGACTAAAATGGTAAACTTTAATACTGTTGAAGAACGGAGTAACGCGATCCAGATACTGTCCGGTTGCGCCATTGGGTCTGACCGTATCTAATCCCCAATTGGGTGAATAATCGCTGTCATACATACTGCTGAAATTGGCAGCATCCTGATTCCATTCAGCGGGGATAGTAAGACCCTGATTACTAATAGTTCTCATTTGACCGTATCGGCTGTCTTGGATATAGTAGGTGTAATAGGCATCCCAGAAGTTTCTAATCACATTGAGATTGTCATCATGAAAACTTATCTGTATTGGATCATAGCTGATCTTATTGATAACAATGGTCTGCCGATTATACTGATTGAATTTTTTAGTTTCAAATTTGTAACTGGGTAATTTAACTGATTTCGCCAGCACACTTAGTCTACTGGTTGAAGCATTGGTCCAGTCACCACCATATCTTGCAGGGTTTCCTGCCCGAACTTCTCTAATTAATGCAATTGCCTCTGGGTTGATTTCAAAAGCAACATGCCACCAACGTTTGGTTTTGGGCAACAATGCGTAGTTATTAGACCGAAATGTCCGGGATGCGTGCTGATAATCCCGGACATTGTCGGTGGTTAATGCGCCCTTGAGGACATCACCTAGAAAGTGGGCTGCTGAACCTAATAAACTCATGTAGTTATTAACCTGTGATCACGGAACCCAGAGTACGGCCAATGCTGGCACCAATACCACTGCCCTGAGGTGTCTGTAGTGCATTGTCGAAACCAATGCTGAGAGCAATGGTCACTGGACCATTGTCACTATAGGCTACCTGCTGGTAATCTGCACCTTTGATATAGCAACCATACAGTTCCCAGGTATCCAGTACTTCAGGTGTCAGTGCGCCGTTGCCACCATCCAGAATCTCACAAGTCATCTGGAACTTGTAGTCACTACCGCTGCGGGCACTGGCCTGTTCCATGAAGTCAAACTGCTTCTGAACCTGCTCACCCACCAGCTTGCTTACCTGTCCACTGGCATCATCTCTGAGATTCACTGTGGTGTCAGCCCAGCTGGGCTTGCCAGCATACTTAATCTTGCTGTTGTAGATGTCAATCACCTGTTCTTCAAATGTCACATTGGGACGATTGAAGTCAACTACCTGCTTTGTGAGCTCAGTGGTGCTGCCACTGGTACCAAAATTCAGGAAAGTGATTCTAAAACGATACTTTAACTTGGGCATCAGCAAGCCCTGGGCTGCTGTTCCTACACCGAGCGGAACGGTAAATTTTGTAAGGCTGGCAATTGCCATAGTGTTGTCTCCTATTGCTATTATTTATGCCAGCGAGTGGGTAAATTTGGTACCCAATATCAGCTCAGATAAATATAGTTAACATGCCAGCCATAACTAAACCCGAAGCTATCGCGTTAATTTTAAAATATGTCAAGAATGCTCAAAAACCCACACTCAAGACATTTGCCGAAGGCAAACTGATCTCAGTGAAAGCCCTGGGTATGCCAGGAATATCATCGTTGTCGTCACTGTCATCACTATCCAGCTTAACCACAGTAGCTGGTCTGGCCAGCGCGGCAAACTTGCTGGGCAGTGTACCCGGTCTGAGTCAGGTGTCGGGACTCATGGGAAAATTACCCGGAGGTCTGAGCATCAGCGGCCTTACTGGCTCACTGGGTAGCTTAACCAGTCTCACTGGCATGAGCACATTAACTAGCCAGTTTGATGTTGGAGGCATGTTGGGGTCAGTGTCAGGTGCTCTGGGTGGATTTACTGACAATCTGGGAGGATTAACCAAGGGATTATCCGGAGCAGGATTTGGTAGTATGCTCAGCAGTCTCAGCAACATATCCGGTGCCTCTATTAATCTGGGATCATTAACCAGCAGTCTGGGATTACCTAATGTAACTAATCTAAGCGACCTATCTAAAATTACCAGCAGCTTTGATATTGGTCATCTAACCAGTGCGTTGACTGCCGGATCTCTTAAAATTCCAGGTATTGACGCTGCAAATTTTGGGGATTTGGCCAAGAATTTAACCAGTGGGCCACTTAGCGAATTTAAGTCTATGGCCAAACAAATCAGCGAAGGCACGCTGAATATCCCAGGATTGGGTAATGTGGGTGATGTTGCTGGAGTTATAGATGATGCCAGAGGAGGCATTGGTTCCTTGCTTATCAACCCCATCGCAACCAGTGTTGGCAACATAACCGCTGCTGTGTCCAATTTACCCAGCCAATTAACCACACTAGTGAACGCTGGTAAGATTACGTCATTAAACGCCGCAGCCATCACAGCAGCATTGCCAAGCCTTACCTCAGCAGCATCTGCAATTAAAACACACACTGATGTGCTGTCTGGATTGGCTGACCCAGTCAACAGCAATCAATACCATCTGGATACTGTGCTGTCCATGACTGACTCACTAACATCCACTGTGGGCCACAGTGATGATATCCCCAGTATAGTAACCAGCTTAACCGCGGCTCCCACTGTGGGTAACGTCCACACATATATCACCAGTATATACCC